TAATTTCAGCTTCGTTTACCTTACCTAATTTATTAGTAGCAATTTTTCTAAATTTATCAGCAATTGAATCATCAGCGAATACTTCTTCTTTAACTAATGGAATTTCAATACCATCTTCAGATACATCGTTTGCTTCATCAGGAATTACTTCAGTAACCTTTTGATCTGGTGTAACTAATTTACCAGCCATTGCAGATAAGTTTTTAACTTTACCTTTATTCATTATATCACCAGCAATCCCAGCAGCAGTTTCAGAACCATCACCTTTCATTGCAGGAATAGCGATACCATCAGCACCTGCTTCTTCATCAGCAATTTCATCACCTTCAATTTTAGTAATTACTTCAGCAACACCTTCTTTAACAGATTTAGGTTTACCTTTTGCATTTACTTCATCTTCGATATCTTCAGCACGATCTTCTTCAACTGATTCATCTTTTTCATCTTCATAATCTTCTTCACCTTTTTTGGTTTTAGACTTATCGCCTTTATTACCACCTAAAGTTACTACATCATATGCTTCATCTTTTTTATCTTCATCTTCAAAGTCTTCTTCATCTTCTTTAGTTTTAGACTTATCTCCTTTGTTTCCACCAAATACAACTTTGTCATAAGCTTCATTTACAAAACTTGCAAAATCCATAATAGTAGATTCATTCTTTTCTTCTTCTTCTTTATCGTATTCTGCATCTTTCTTTAAAGCATCGATTTGTTTATCATCAGATTTAACAGCTCCTTTATAATGGTCTGCTTTTTCTTTATCATCTTCAGAATCAACTTTCTTATCTCCTTTATCTTCTAGCTCATCACCTTCTTTTTCATCTTCTTTACCTTTAGATTCAGCACCTTCGGCAAGAGGATCAGCAGAGGCAGCAAACGGTACTGCATAATCTTCCTCTTCTTCATTATCATCACGATAATTTATATTCTTATTAACGGTAGTTTCTTTTTCTTTAATAAAATCTTCGAAAGCCATAATTCTTTTAGTAGCTTTTGGAGTTTCTTTTTCTTCAGATGCAACATCAACACCGCCTTCATCCTCTACTTCATCTTCTTCAGCAGGAACTTCCTTTGTGATTTCTTGTTCATCAGAAACTAAGTCATCTTCGACTTCTTCTTCTACTTCTTCAACTTCAGCACCGACTACTTCTTCGTCGCTGCCTTTATCTTCAGCACCTTCCAAAGACTTCGGAGATCCTTTAGCCTTCATTTCATCCTCTATATCTTCGGTTCTATCTTCTTCGATTTCATCCTCAGATATATCGTTACTTTTTGCAAATGTCTTAGACATTGCCTCAAGCTTAGAAAGTAAATCCTTTTCTTTCTTTAGCTCATCTATACTGTTAAAACCAATCTTTTTGATCAATTCATCAACAGCCTCTTTTGTTACTTTCGCAGATTCTGTGATCGGTTGATCTTTAGCAGACATTGCAGAAAACTTTTTGATTGACTTCATGTTAGTTATTTTTATTTTTTTATATATCCATGCTCTTGAGAAAAGATATTATGTATTAGAATCTTATATTCTGAACTTCAAACGGAAACTTCTCTTCTTTATATATTGTCCGCCTTGCAATACCGTGGCGGTAGATATAGTTAACCCAGTCATGGTCTGCGTCTTTATACCTAAAATCATCAATAAAGTCATATATTTTAACGACGTCCTTTGATGCATGCTTTCTTAATCCTCTACCAATACTTTGTCTAATAATTACTTCAGACTTAAAACTTTCGGTAAAAAAGATATTATGTATGTTTTTAATTGAAATACCGGTAGAAAAGGTTCCGTATGATGCTACAATAATAACATCATCATTTTTTTCCATTCTACTTTTAAATTCTTCTCTAATATCTACATTAACTGAACCGTCTACATAGTAAACTTTCTTGTCAGTTATTTGCCTTAATTTTTGATAAATCTTTTCTCCGTATGCAATCTTATGAAATAGAACTAAAGAGTTTGATGTTGATTTTTTAATTACTTGGCAGACAAAGTCTAATCTTTTTTCGCTTTGATTAATAAAGTTTTGTTCTAAACTAAATAGCTTTTGCCTATCTTGTGGATTTTTTGAAAGAAAAGAAAATGATTCTTTTTGTGCAGGGGTTGCATAATCCATGTGGAGTTGCATAACTTTACAGCTTGCAATAAACCCAGCCTCTTGTAATTGATTTGCTTTTACTTGAGTAACCAAAGGACCCATAGCAGACATTAGGCTTAATCTATTAACAGTTCCTTTCTTAGGTATAGTTCCACTTAAACCAAATCTGAAATCACAATGCCAACACTTATCCATAATCTTTTGAATAGAATTAGCTTTTGCTTTATGTGTTTCGTCTACAAATACTGCATCAAATTGACTAAAGTATTCTTCATCTTTTTTAACCAATGATTGATAAGTTCCAATTACTAGGTTAGAGCTTTTTCTTATTTTTGCACCAGCATATATTTGTTGAGTCTTTAATGGAATACCACATTTATTGTATTCATCAAAATCACCAGTTGCTTGTAAAACTAAATTTACATTAGGTACAATCATTAAGAGCTTTTTCTTTCCTAATTTATCCATCATGTAAGCAACAACCATAAATGATATTAAAGTTTTACCGGCAGATGTTGCTAACTCAGCTAAACATCTTCTATACTTTAAAATTTTAAATGCTGCGTCAATTTGATATTCTCTAGGTTTAAAGTCTGGTTGATTTAAAAATATTTTAGCTACCCATTCTCGAAATTCATCTTCTTTAATATCAGTATCAAAAATTTCAGTTATACCATTTAAAGAAATTGGTAAATCGTAATCTTTACATATATCTAATAATTCCTTCCATAAACCGGCTGGAATTTTATTTCTTTTTACAAAGGATACATTACCATCCCATACTTTCTTCTTAACCAAAGGATGAAATCTCCACCCTTCAATTTTTTTAGTCAAGCTACTTTTTAATTGCTCATACTCTAATTCAGTACAAGAATCAATAACTAAAAACTTTTTATTTTCGGATAGAGATAATTCCATTAATATTCTTTGTCGTCTAGGTTAATTCGGTTACGAATTGCAAATGCTAAGTTATCACAAGTCTTTATACATTCTTGATAATAATCCATGTGAGATTGTAACATTTCCATTTGAGTTCTTAAGTGACTTAAATCGGCTTTAATAAATGCAACCTTTTCACCGCTTGTTAGTTTAACATCATAGTCAATAGAATACTCCCTATACTTAAGTTTATAGTATCGGTCATATGCAGCTTGTCTTTTATGTTTAGTTGTTTTAAAGTCTGTGATTTTATCTAATAAGATTTGTCTATAAGATAACATTAGCACTTGGCATTCTGCTAAATTAGACATTTCTTTTAGCAGACCAACTAAGTTAGTTACCTTAAGCTTCCAATCATTACGATCAGATGCTAGCCTCTTTGCCAGTTCTTCATTAGCCTCACCTGTTGCTGTATCATTGTACTCCATTAAAATATACCTTTATCATTATTAATCTTTTTAAAACTCTTTATTTTAGGTTGAAATCTTTTCTTAGGCTCAGGTATAGAAAAATTAGTTTTAACTTCTTTTAAATCTGATTTATCAAATTTAGCAAAAAACCTAATCTTTTTATTACTTGTTTCTAAATCTTTATGAAAGTCATCTATTTCTTCAGTCACAAAATTACTATAATTTTTTAAACTCATCATATGAAAATAATATCTAATGAGTTATTTGTAAAATATTTATCCAAGTCGCTTAAGCAGCCTGTTCGATTAGTATACTCCCATTTTACTAAATCATTTAAATCTTTTACTTTTCTTGCTGGTATATTAAAATCCTTTATAAACTTATCCCACATAAAAACAGTTTGACCACCTTTTAATTTTTCAATCATCCGAGTCTTACCTTCCATATCATTATCAAAGAAGTATCTTGCTGTAGGTATTTCATTAAATTCTATTATTTGTTTCTTAACACCAGTTAAGCCTATTGAATTATTCATAAACATTGCATCAATAGGACCTTCAAATATTGAAAAATCTCTAGCCATATCAACAGTTAAAATACCAAACAACATTGATATTTTATTTAAATTATCTAGTTCCTCTTCAGTAACATCTAATGGTAACTTTAATCTATCATATATTCTTTCAATATTCCATGTCTTATATTTAGGACCACCGCTACCACCTAAATCTCTAGTCTGAAATCCTAATATTTTTCCTTCGGGTGTTAAATTAAAAACATACAGTTCTCTACGCCTAGGATCAAAAGCAAATCGTTCAGTCTTATGATGAAGTAATCTACTTTTTAAATATGGATATGCTTGATAAGTAAGGGTATTAATTGGATATACATTAAAGCCTAGTGCTAATTCATCAAAAGTTAATGCAAGTTCTTTAGCTTTGTCAAAAAGATAAAAGTCTAAATTTTCACCTAATGAAAAATGTTTGCGATTTTCTTTAATATAATTAATTACATCAATTCTATCATCACCTTCAAAATTTTGGTTATGCTCTGCTAAGAAAACATCTAATGATGCATGAGCAGAACAGTTATAACAATGAAAGAATAAATCATTCCAATAAAGGTTACCTCTTTTCTTTCTAACATTATCAGTGGAATCGCCACAGTAAGGGCATGCAAAATTTAATCTGCCTTTACTCTCCAATAATCTTCTTTTTTCTGGATGAGAATGGTTAGTATGAAGAACTCGGACCACCTTATCAATGATCCGAGCTTTCATTTCAGAAGATATTATTACTTCTTCTGCCATAATTATTAAAGATCTAACCCATTAATAAAATCATCAAAATCTTCCTTTTTCTCAGTGCTTTCGGCAGGTTGAGTTTCAGTTTTTGATTCAGTGGTTGCTATTACAGCAGCAGCCTTAGTTGCCTCAGTGTTAACTGGTGCAGGCTTTGATCTTGTTATGTTTTGGATTGAATCACCAGGAGATGTAAATTGAGATAATACATTCATTACCTTTCCTCTTACTACATCATCCCATGCTTTATAACCCCAACTTGATAAATCAGGAGCATCCTTTAATAAATCTAAAATTAATTTACGGCTTGCATCATCATTAGATACTGCTTCACCTTCAATTGTCATTGGAGATTTATTTCCGTGGAATTTACTTGAGTCATAATTAGGGAACCCTGCTTTTTTAGAAATTACTAATTCAAAGTTCTTTCCTTCAAATGGATCAAATACTTGTGTAGGTTCATCAAATTGCGGATTTAACTCCTCATCAATTTTAGTTTTGATTTTATAACCAAACTTCATGATTTTAACTTGCCCTTCAAGATCTCTGTTTTGTGGATCCTTTACGATTTGTACCAATGCGTAAAATACTTCTCTACGCTTTAAACCTTCTGACATCTTTTTGTCTACTGCAGATTCAGAGTTTCTTAGTTTAAAGAACATATCCTGGATAGGATCTTTTTCTCCAACTGTTGATGGGGAGTCAGCATAAAAGCCGTTTCCTTCTCTGTCTTCTAGCCAGTATACATACTTGCGTTCGAATGGTTTTCTTGGGTTTTTAGCATTAGGTAGAAACCTAATTAAAGAACGGTAAGTTCCGTCCTGTCCTTGATCTGGTTTAGGTGAATAAAGATCACTACCTGCAGTAGATGGTCTTTCACCAGTGTCTAAATCTTTTACACTTACGTTAAAAATGTCGAATTCATTTGCCATGTTAATTGCCTTTTTTTTGTTATTATTTAATTGTTTAAAAATGATAACAAAGCTCGATGCCTAAACTACTTTTTTAATTGCCTATTTATTTTGCCTTGTTATCGCCAGTTTAAAAGTTACCAATAAATTATTGATTCCTTTGTTTATTATATATTCATTAGGTGAGTTTGTTTCAGCTTATTTGAATATTATTATCTATTATTATTGCAGTTATATCTTCTTCACGTAAACTAAATACAGTTTCACCATCAAACATTAGTTCCGTGCCAGCAAAGTCATGAAATATAACTCTTTTGCCTATTTGATATTCTTTGTCTTCTACGTCTATACCTACTGCTGTGATTGTACCTGAGTATGGAGGTGCATGCATGCCCTCTTCTTTTGGTATAATTATGTTTCCAATCTTCTCAATTGGCTTATCTTTTTTTAAGAATATTCTATCTCCTAATGGTTTTATCATATTATTTTAAATTTAATTAGTGTAAAGCTGAAACAAACTCCACATGTTGCAATATAATTTTTATCTGTATTTAGTTAGAAAAGTATCTAGTTGTTAGCCTTTATTGCTTTAAGTATAAAGTAGGCATCAATGATATCGTCGATAGGTTTAGGAATTTTAATGCTGAAGTCCTTTCCTTGTGTCCATTTCCATAATTTAGTAGATCTTAAGTTCTTATCATTAAGGACATCATCTTGGAATGCTTTAGCCATATAATGTTTGTTTGCATTTCCTTTACCAGCTAATTTCTTTACATGAGAAGGTTGAAAGACAGATAAATTTTCTATAGAGTACTTATCTATTAGTTCCTTTCTTAAAAATGTATTATACTGAATAATGTCTATGAATGAATTTCCCTTTGAACCATATGAAAATCCTTCTAATGCAACTGATACTTTATCACCTTCAAATAGTGTTGAGAAAATATTTACCATTAAAGAACTTATATTTCCAGCGTCTTGTAGTTTTTGGCGTTCTCTAGGTAAAAACTCTTTACTTGTTACATCTCTATTATAAGGAAATCCTAACATTGCAGAATCATCCATTAATTCTTTATGTACACTGAATGCTTTTGGTATTTTTTTACCTTCTTCATCCCATATACGATTTCCGTAATTAAAAAAAGTTATAAAGTGATATTTGCCATCTTCTGTTTCTACACAGACTCCTGGACTATTTAGTGAAAAGTCAATTCCTATATTAATCATTATGTTTATATTCTCTTGCCGATAACTGCACCAAGCGCAGCACCTACAAGACGTGAGGTTAATAAATCATAAAGAGCACCTTTAGTAACACCTAATACTTTAGCTACTGCTTTACCTATAGTCTTTCCTAATGCAAAACCAGTTAAACCACCAAATATACTTCCTAGGATACCTTCATTAATTATTTCTTCAACGCAGTCTTCTAAATTCTTACCTTCCTTCTGAGCTTCAAGAATTCTTTCTACTGCAAAATCTATTGCAGCATCTTGTTCTTCAGTTAGTTCATGAGATTCATTTAATATACTTTGTATATCAATTAGCGAAGTTTCATTTTCAGTTAAATAATCTTTAAAGGTTTTCATTTAGGTTCTTTATTTGTTTATATATTAGGTTACATTAACTACAACATCTAAGACATTATAACTAAACTCCATATCAAATGTCTGGAATTCAACAGTGTTACTTGAAAAGTTTAAATCTAACGCACCTATATTTGAAATAAACATATCTTTTAATTGCACAGTTACAAAAACAGTTCCTTCTGCATCTAACATTTGTACTCCAACTCCTTCTGGTAAATATGGATGTTTACCACTTAGCTTATAGTAATAATCAAACATTTCAACAGCCATCCAATAATTTACATAACCATCAAATGCTTGCATAGTAACAGTCATAGATTTATCAAATAGCTGTTGTTTTGGTAAACTTGATCTAAATGCTCTAGTATTACCAGGATAATCAGTCTGTGTTACTGGATCAAAAGATGGCCCAGGTAAATTAATAGACTGAATTCCATAGTTCCAATAATCAATAGGCTCTTTAATTAGCCCTCCTGGAATTCTTGTAAGAAAAGGTTTATATTTTTCTGCAATTGGTTTAGGTATAAAATTCCTAGGAAAATCAAACTTAAATTGGTTATTTCTAGCGCTTAATATCATAATATATTAATATGTGTTTTTAAAATTGATCAAAACCAT